TCTTCACCAAATGCTTGACTAAATAGTTCTAGTAATAAACCACCCATACCATACCAAACACCACCCCTAACTCCATATACCATTGTATTCCAACCTGTTAGAGCTGCCATTTGTTTAGGATTAAATGGTGTAGCAGAAGTATTCCATAGTCCTTCTGATGACTTAAATATAAAGGAACTAAACTGTGCAAAAGTAGCTAGTATAGGTACACGTTGTATACCCATTTCACCATACTTATCCATAGAGCCAGCTAATTTACGAGCACCTGTATTAATTTCTTCTAATGCTTTAGCACCTCTCCAATCTTTACCTGGATTTTTTTGTACCCAATCTATTCTAGCAGCCATCCAAGTATTAATCCTACCCATTAACTCACCTTGTTCAAAACCTACCTGACCTACTTTCTCATTCATTTTACCAAATACTCTAGTATCTTTACGAGATTGTAGTTTTTTAGGTCCTTGACTAAAGAAGTTTTTAGCAAAGGTATGGTCAGCTATATGAAAGAAGCCTGAATTTTTACCATTAGCAATAATTAAAGCTAAATCTTTTTTAGACAAGTCTAGAATATTATCTGTTCTGCCTAGTATACTAGCATCATTTTCAAGTAACCAATCATATCCAGCACCCAGTTCTTTAGCATACTTTTTAGAATTTATATTATTTCTTGTTATCATATGTACTATGTAAGCAGACTGACTAGCTGTTGTAATATAGTTCTTTAATGTTTGTTTATTAAATCCTGCATAACCACCTACTGCTAGGTGTCCCCATGAGTTAGCTGTTTGTATAGCCCAATGCCACCAGGGTATTTGCCATTGAATTTTTAATGTAGATGTAGTTCTCATTAAAAAATTATGAGCTAAACTAGGTCTTTTAGATATTGCATATGTCCCAGGTAAAGCTTTTTCAATAGCTTTAGATATTACAGGCATTCTATCTTCTAAAGTTTTTGCTTTTGTTTCACCATACTCAGCAAGTCTACCAGCAATCTTTTGCATAGACCTACCTATCCAGTTTGGAACATGTCCTTGGTCTAGTACCATAATTTGTTGTAGTTCTTTATTTGCATTAGCTATTATTGCTCTACGTTCTTTAGGGTCTAATGTATCTTTCCATTGAACGTCTGCTACCATACTTCCTACTTCATCTCTAGACTTAGGAAATTCTGTTAAACCACCAACAATTTTATCTTTATAAGTATCTATCCATAATTGTTTATACTCATTTAATAGTGGAGCCATATAAGCTCTACTACCATTAGATTCTGTTGCCATAACAAAAGATGCAAAAGTATCTTCATAAACAGCTTTAGCTACAGGTAAATCAGTTCTTTGTTTTGATGATGCCATAGCTTCTTCTCTAAGAGCATTAGCTTCTAGTCTATCTCCAGACCTTAATTCATCAGCTATTCTTATTTCAAAAAACTGTCCATCTGTATTAATATTAGACTCTTTAGCCCAAGCATCTAAGTTATTTCTTAACCATCTTTGAGCACCTATTTCTGTAGGAGCTACTGCAATAGCTCTAGCATAGCCACCATTTTGCATTTCAAGTATCCAAGACTCTCTAGTACCACCTTCTTGTACATGTTTTTCAAACGTTCTACTAATACCATTAATAGTTACTTCTTTAGGATACATTCTTACAAAGTTAGTTCCCTTCATAATAGATGGCATGTGTCCTGTACGACTTCTTAAAACTTGTTGTGGTAAAGCTTGTGCTTCTTGATTTCTAAAAATACCATACTCAAATACACGACCTTGTGCATCTGTATAGTTTTTAGCAAGTCTATATATTACTATATTTGTATTGCCTTTTTCATTGTGTAGAGTCTTTTTATTCTCTAATACAAAGTTAGCTTGTGATGTAGGACTTTCTACAGGTCTACCATTTTCAAAATCCCACACTTCTCTTGGATGTACTTGATTTAAATTACCAGCTTCATCTTTTATTTGAGGAAACTCAAAATCATCTTTAGCTACAACTCGTTCTGTAATAGGTTTACCATTTTCACCCATCATAACATTACCTTGAGAGTCTCTTTGAACAACTACAAAAGATTCTTTATACCCAAGTTTAACTAATCTATCAAGTTCAAACAAGTTTTCTGCTTGGAACCTAAATCTATTTAATCCTCTAGTTTTAGTAATAATATTTTGATATAAGTAAGCTGTTTCTAAAGGTAAATCTGGTCTACCTAACATTCTTGTTATATCATCTATAGTTAAATAATCTTTATAGTCTAAAGATTTTTTATATAGTAAAGCCATATCATTTCTACCTGACTGGTCTAATTTATTAATATCTTTTTGTAAGTTTGTTAAAGTATCTTTAAACCAAGCTTCACTACGTAGTCCAGCCATTTGCATTTTAGATTCAAACTTAGCATTTATAGAACCAAATTGAGCTAAACCTTTCCATAACCAAGTACTACCAAATAAAGTTTGAGTAAATAAATTACTTCTTTTAGGAGGATTATTAAAACCATCTGTTATTTGTCTAGCTGAATCATAGTATTCTGCTTTTCTATTAATTCTAACTCTAAGATTAGGCTCTTGAGATACTTTACCTTCTAACTCTTTAGCTACTTGTATTTCTTTTTCTAAGTTTCTAATTTCTACTTCACGTAACCCAGCTCTTACCTTAGCTGCACGTAACCATTTTTTAGGAGTAATTCCTTGTAATTCAGCTTCAGCTTTAACTCTTTCTTTATTAAGTATAATCTTTCTAGCTGATGCAGATTCGGCAAGTAAGTTAGCTTTATTAGCTTCTAGATTTGCTACAGAATCTACTGCTTTTTTAAATAATGGAGATTGTTGTAAAGCTTCAATACTATCAAAAGTTTTTCTTACTGCTCCATTACCATCTACATGTTCTATAACTAACTGAAAATCTGATTTACCTGACTCTTTAATCTTTTCTAAAATAACAGTAACTGCATCTGATGCTTCTGCTACACTCTTATAGTTTGTTCTATCATTCTTACTAAATACTATAGATGTATCTAAACCAGTTCCTGTATCATAAAAGATACTATCTGAGTTTCTTTGATATATATCTACACCGGCAGATATATCATCTAATACATTATCTGTATCTCTAATCCATGTTTTTCTTTTTTCTGGAAACAAATGTCCTTCATTAGTAAAGTAAGATTGTTGCATAGTTCTATAGAGTTTTTCTTGTAAACTCCACTCATGCATATCTAAATGCCTACCTTTATTAAGTATACCTCCAATGATAGGAGCAAAAGCTAAACCTATAATTGATGTTCTTTTAACATCTACTGATGCTGCTATTTTACCAGATTTATCTGCTATAATATCTACAGTTAGTTTATTGCCTTTATTAGAGTTAGCTATTCTTATGTTTTGATAAGGACTATCTAATTTTATATTATTAGCTTCATTAATTACATTAAGAGGAGATATAACATTTCCTTTTGGTTTACCTGGTTCAGCTGCATCTAAAGCTTCTAAGAACCTAGAAACTGTTTTATCATATCCTGCTTTATCTAAATCATATCTTCTTTTAGTAGTTCTAGCAATAGACTTACCTTTTTTAGCACCAGCCAAAACAAAGAAGGATGCTATTTCAAGAGGTACTTTGGCTGCTTCTGGATTTGTTGGATTTATTTTTTTAGCTACCCATAAAAAACCTTCATCAATAGTTTCAAAAGTACTCATAGTAATAGAATCTTGAGTTATGTAATTATCAAACTCTTCTTTAGTAGCTACTAAGCCACCTACTCTCATTACTGTATGCCAAAAGTCTCTCCAATTAAGAGCTATATCACCTACTATACCTACACCTTGATAGTCATTTAAAAAACCTAATACTTTTTTAGGCTCTTGAGCATATAATTTTTCTACATACCTTCTCATTTCAGTCATGTTTTTTATAGCTCTTATTTTTTCATCATCAGTTAAAAATAAGTCACCAAAAGCATCTAATGCTTTAGTATCAGGATTAGCTCCTTCAAGTCTAGCTATTGGAGTACTACCTAATATACCTATATACATAGGTAATTCAGCAATAAAAGCATTAAATAGTTGTGTCGCATTAACACCTACACCATAGAAAAACCCATCATTTTCTTCTAGTTCTTCATCTGACATTTCAAAAAACTTAGTATACCCTGGACTTAAATCAGCCATAGCTCTTAATAGTTTACTTGCTTGAGAAGTGTCTACATTTACTCCAGGATTATTTTCTGAAAAGTACATCATATTTTTACGTAAACTATGACCTACTTTTAAAGATTCTTCAACTAACTTTTGTTTATCCATACTCATGTATAGATTTTCTATTTCATCATCTGTGCTAGTTGCTGCTTCTTCTGCAGAAATAGTTTCAACATACTTATCTCTTATAGACATAGGAGGATTATATCCATAAGTATATGCAGTTAGTAAACCTTTTTTATCTTCTGCAGAAATTTCATCATCATCTATAAGAGCAGTAATTGTTTGCTTAACAGATTCATCTTCTTCTTGTGCAATTTGCTGTTGAGTAAGAGCAAGTAAAGAAGAGTTACCCATTACAGCATACTCTTCCATTGTTTCATCAAACTTATTCATAGTATCTTCTGCATTTAATTCAGCAGAATAATAAGCATCATGTTGTATTTGTTCTAAATCTTCTAGACTAGTAACAACACCTGCAGAATAAGGAGGTATTTCTTGCCCAGGTACAAAACCATTGTCTATTTTTTCTTCCATATTTATCCAAATATTTTTTCAACATTATCAAATATAGTATCGCCAAGGACAGCTACATTTTTCCATCCTGTACCCTTAGCTCCTGCTTGAGCTGCTTGACTACCATAGTTAGCAGACATAGTATTAAATTGAGTTATTTGATTACCTACATCTTCAGCTACATTAATATTACCTATATTTTGTGATGCTTGTGTTCCTATACTACCAACAGAACCTACGTAACCTGATGTACCACCTGCACCAACTGCTGAACCATAACCACCACCTACTTTTGCTTGTGCTATTCTAGCAGCTCGTATTGCTTGGTATCTACTTCTTTTCTGTAGTAACTGATTATATCTATTCCTAGCAGCATCAGATTTATTTTTAGCTTCTACTTGTTGTCGTTGATAACCTGATTGTTGGCTAGCATACTTTTGAGATTGTATACTTGAGTATCCTTGCACAGCAAGACTAGCAGCAGCAAATGGGTTTTTTGAAAGTGCACTACCTATGCTACCTAGAAAACTGCCCCCACCAAAAGAAGAAGTACCTTTCCAAAACCCACTTGTTTGAAATCCAGGTTGTCCCATACCAAACCCACCTGTTTGATAACTTGCATAAGCTATTGCTGCAGGAACTGCTACTTTAGCTACTGTTTTGACTACTCCACCCATATTATATCTCCAATACTGTTAAATAATTTAATAAACCATCTTCTGTAAGTATAATACCGTTTGGTACTGGTTTAGCTCCAAATACTATATTAAACTTTCTTTCTTTCTTTGTTTCACATATACCAAAAACTCTTTTAATACCTCTGTTTCTAAGTTCTTGTTTAACTGTTTCTAATCCTTTTAAATATCTTTTAAACTTATTATGACTCCATGAATGACATTCTATATGCATTATCCATTCATTCATCTCTTTACTAAAACTAATACCTATAAAGCCATTGTCTGACTCATCATATAACTTTTCCATATTACGGAGTTGATAGCATAGTTACTGGATGTCCCCATCCTAATAACTTCATGTCCTTACCTGCTTCTGACCTAATATATAAACTTAAACATTTACCTGAACCCCTAAGTTTATTTTTAGTTACTACCATAGACTCACCACTATCATAAGCATCACTTGCTCCTGATGGTGTATAGTTTCTTAGTATTCTATATGCTTGAAACTCATTACCCCATTTACCATTAGCTGCAGAATTAGACCAACCCCATTGTGCTTGTACTTTACATGAAGATTGATTCTTAAATACTAAGTCACTACCTGATGCTTGAAAACCATCTTCTGTTTTTTGTAAATAAAAGAATAAATAAGGTACTTGTTTTTCTTTCATTATATCCCCAAACAATTCATATCCTGTATAAAGGTAACTAGAGTAATCTACTCCTACACTATCTTTAGTTTTCCAATCTAAGAAATCACTACCATTATATTTAGATAAAGTAAATGATGTTCCTACAATAGTAAGAAAACTAAACTGTTCTATTCTACTTGTAGCTACATCATCAGGTATTACAACTGTATCTCCTGCAGTAACTAACACAGTATCTGTTCCTGCTACAACAGATTCTTCTCTAGATGAGACTGAGTATCCTGGTATAGGTACATAATCAGCTACATAAGGTGAATCTGAAGCTAAACTAGATAATTCATTTTTAGACCAAGCTTTTAAAGTTAAATCATAAATTAATTCTTTATTATAACTACTAGGATAGTTAGAAGAAGAATAATCTGCACTATCATTATATAAGTATCTAACTCTATTTTCTTTTTCATCATAGATACCTTTACAAAAATCTTTAGCTACTTCAGGTATGTTAAGATATAAATTTTGTATTGATGTTAATGATAAAGATTCTGCTGCAAATCTACCTGATGCTGTATCAGGTTTAAGTAGGTATATACCAGCTTTAGACCAGTAAATAAAGTTACCATTTACATTAACTACAGATTCTCCATTAGTAATACCATTAGTAGATATTTTACTTGCTTGGAAAGATGTAGCAATAAACCCTCCAGTATCTCCATAAACCTCCCACACGCCATTTTCTGCAAAAACTAATACTGAGGCTTGGGATGCTATAATTTTAACAACACGAGTGATATCTGGTATTTGTATTGAACCACCATCTGTGTCTATTAAATCATTAATACCTGGGTCTGTTGGGTCAGCTTCTTGATGACATTTACCTAAATCATCATCTGCTTTAATAACTTTACTAAAGAAAATATAACCTGAATAATTAGGAGACCTAATATCTGGTCCAGTTACACTTGAGTCAATTCCTGAATAAAATAATCTTTGTGCATAAGAAGTAATAGTACTTATGTTACCTTCTTCTCTATCAATAGGTAATCCAGACTTTACATCTGATGCATTATTTCTACCTACACCACGTTCAAAAGCATCAATAATAAAACTACCCTTAGCTATTTGATAGTTAGAGAATGAGTTTTTATTTAAAGTATCTGGGTCATACTTTTCATAATCAGCACTAGAAGCATTAGATATTTTACCTAATGTCCAGTTATCAGAGTTAGCAGGATATACTCCTAAATCTGTTTTTGTTAAAGTAATAGCATCTGCACCAGTAGTTGTAACAATGTTTTTATTCCAACCTTGATTACGTAAGTTATATTTATGTGTATTACTTAATGTAGTAGGTCTAGTATCAAGAAATAATGTATCATCTACACCATAAATATCTCTTATTTGTATTTGAATAGTACTTTGAGTAACTGCACCTGTACTTACATTATATGATAGTAACACAGGTCTAGGCAAATCTTTAGAAACAATAACACATTTATTATTAATAACAGAAGTTTCTATTTTACTATTACTTAATGATGCAATAGTAACTGGACTTCCACTATTTTTAAGATTAGCTGATGGAGAATCTGTTAAGAGATTCATAAACCAAAGTTTATTTTTAATACGTACAACACCTAATGTTACAGATGTATCTCCTCCAGGACTTTCCCAAATATGAAAAGATTGTTTACCTTCTTTAATATCTGTAGCAGTTAAACCTGTAGCTGTTAAAGCATAAGAAGATTCATAGTCGATACCTAACCTTCTAGACCTTGAACCATCACGATTAAGGACAAAGTTAGCTTCATCTATTGACGCATTGTCAGGAAACGTTAACTGATTAGCTTCAGTTATTAATCCTTTAACAAACGACCTATAAGCGGTTTCACCCTTCTGTGCCATTTACTTCCTCTTTTAATTTTTTCTTAGCTAGTCTTTTTTCTGTCTTAGCTTTAGCTTTTACTCTTTCATCTACCTGTTCTTTAGGTTTTGAATTAGCTAAATAACTAGCAACTGATGTTTCCATAAATACCATTGATGTATATGTACCTGTTAACTCTTCTGGTATCTGCCCACCATCACTCCACTGAAATACATAATGTGCTGTGTTAGGTGCAATAACTGCTTGTAAATCCATCTTACCGTGAGTCTTCCAATTCTTTTTGACATTGGTCATGTCTATCTCCTTATTATTATCTTCTACCACCCATTAGTTGTTTTGCCATTTTTGTAGCATAATGTGGTACACCTTTAGACCTACCAAGTTTATCTTTTACTTTTGGTGTATTTTTATTTACTTGACTCATATTTGGACCAGAAACTTTAGTATAATCTGTTTTAGTATCTGACCCTTTTGTTTGTATTGGTCCTTCTTTTTTAAGATTGTAATTTGGACCTATAGACTTATATGTTTTATCTCCACCTGTAGCTATGTTACCTGGTTTTAAACTACTTGAGTGGTCTCTAGCTTTATCTATACCAGATATTTTTGGTTTAGGGTAGTCAGGTCCTGTATTTGGACTTTTAACAGGTGTATAACCTTCAGCACCTTTTGTTCCTTTGTAAGTCATTTGTGTTCTATCATTTGCAAACCTGCTTGTTGTTGTTTTTTCTTTTAATTTCTTTGCTTTTTTATAAGCTTGTTTACCTTCTCTAGTTGCTGTACTTTGTCTATTTAAATCTACCATTACCCTTTTCTCCTTAGTTTAGGTTGTTTATGTTTTTTAAATGCTATGTTACCTTTAGTAACTTTTTGGTTAAGAGGCTTAATCGTAGTAATCTGACTAGTCTTGGCAGTAGACAACAATTTTGCAATTTGTGTGCTAATTCTTTTCTTTTTCTTTCCATATTGTTCTGCGTGTATAAATGATTTAGTATTCTGTGTATTGAAACTCAATATTTAGACCCTCCTGTTTTGTTAGTAGAATGTCTACCATAGTTAGGGTATCTAATACCTTTAGCAATCTTCCAAGCATCTTGACTCATTCTACGTCTTTGTGTTACAGATATCTGTTCTGCTTTCTGATTAGCCATTTGTTTTAATGTTAAGAAACAAGCAGACTTAGCTTCATTAAGTAAGTATGTAAACATCTGTACTGGTAAGTCAGGAGTAAATGTATCTGACATTGTAAATGCTACTGACCTTTTACCATGACATTGTGTTTTACTGTTTTGTAATGTAGACTCTAAAGTTTTTAAGTATGCATCCATTACAATAGTTTCATCATCAAAAGATGTAAAATACTGTGGACATTTATCATTAAATATGTTAAGAGTAATACCAGTAGTATCTGTAACTTTTTTTATGTTAGTAGCAGTGCTATCTCTAGCATCTACTATATCCATAAAGTCTTCTGGTAACTTATAATCTATCATTTGAAAGTTATCTTTATCTGTAGCTTTCTTTTTATTATTATACTTAATCCATTTTAAGTCAATAATATCTTCAGGTAACTTCATGTGAGTAGGTCTATCATCTGTACCACTAGCTGTTAATTTAAATAACTCATATAAGAATGCATAGTTCTTACCATCAATAATATTGTAGTAAGTAGTCTTAATTATCTGTGCTACTTGTAAAGCTTCTACACTGTCATTAATGCTATTGACATCATCTGAATCCATGTCAGATAAGATGTCTTGAGTCATTGCTAGTAAATTCATTTTAGCCATTAGACTGCTCCTGATACTCTTAAAGATAAGTTAGCATACTGAATAGTAGCTGATGCACTAGCTTTAGATTTAATTTCTATATAATCATTAGTAGCCATAGTTGTACTTCCAACAACCGCAATATTTCCCCAATCACCTGTTGTTGTAGTTCTTACACTTCTTGAGCCTGTTATTTCTGTACCATTTTTAAATAAAGCAAACTCTACATTTTTATTACTACCTGAAGCTTGATTACAAGCTATTGCTAAAGTAATTGTAACATTTTTTGTATCTGTACCATCATATCTAATTCTAGCATTAGGAGATGTTTGAACTGTAAAGTCTGATACAACTCCACTAAGCCATGTAGGGTCTAGTATTACATCTGATGTAGTATTAGCTTGTGTGTATGTAGGACTAGCTAAATTAAATGCAATGTAGACATTAGCTACTGCATTAGGTGCTGTCCATACACCTGAACCAGAACCATTAGCAACATATACAGTCTTATTAGAAGCTGCCGCTACTCCCTTTGGTTCATGTAGGTCACTGCCTGTAATAAGATTATGTTGTATTGTCATAATGTTTCCTGTATTAAATTAGGGGTAAGCCCTCCTAAGAGGGCATTACCGAGGTATTACTTGTCGTATACGAATTCTACGACACATCTTGCTTTACCAGTTAACAAATCATCAACTGACTTATCTACGATAAGTTGACCTGGATTTGCACCGATGCTTTTACCAACTAATGCACCAGTACCATTAACAACGTCGCCATTAGCGTCGATAAGTGCACTTTCTGCATTAGCTGCAGTAATTAAACCATCTACGTCGATATCAGTACCATCTTTCTGTTCAAGACCAACTGTTAAGTCAGTAGTGCCAGAAGTAGATGTAAATGCTTCATCGACATAAAGTGTAGCAGACACAATAGATGCGTTTGCTGGGATTACTTGTGGTAGGTTGCTATTAAGAGCAGCAGGCAAGTCATCATATGTGAAGTGCCATTCTGCGGACTTAACTACGCCCATTTTAGTAGACTCTTGACCACCATATTTGTTTCTAGTAGTACGAGTACCATAATGATTTGCAACGCCACGAACTGGAGCCATTTCAATAGTCATAACTTTTCTCCTTAGTAAGTTGCTTCATCAGTTAATATAACGCCTAGTGTATCAGCACGCTGAACACCAAACCCGAACCTAGAAGTAACTTGATATTTATCAGCTCTTTCTTCTTGGTCTCTCCAACCTTCTGTTTGCGGAGCACGTCTCCATGCATGCATAACAGGTTTACATGAATCATCTGCTACGCACATGAACACGTTAACCTTATCACCAACTTCAGCTGTATCATTAGCTAGGTCATATGCTGCACCGTTAATAGCTTCTGTTGCTGTAAGTGATGGTAAGAAGTTAGAAGTATAAATATCCCAACCCATAATGTTTCTTACGAAACGATGGTCTCTAGCAAAACCTTCGTTAAGAACACCTTGGAATTGCGGAGTGTTATTAACTACAGATGTTTGAGAGATTAATGTGTTAAGAGTTGCTTCTACGATAGGGTCAACAATAGCAATACGACCTGATGCAGGTGCATTAGCTTTGTCAAACGCTAGTTTCATAGATACAAAGTCAGCAAGAACAACATTTCTTGTTGCTGCTCCAGAACCACCAGCTACCCAACGATGTGGACGACCATTAACTAAGTTAAGGTCTGCTGCTGTTTGTCCGCCATTAGCTACGGCTAAAAAACGTCCTTCGTGATTTTCACCAAGAGCACGTGTTGATTCCATAGCTCTCATAGCCATGAGTGTATCTACTTGTGAACCATCTTCACGTAGGTCATCAGTAACTTTCCATGCATCACCAATATAATCAGTAATAGATAGAG